TGTGAGTTTATAAATTTTGCTAGTTCATTAGCCATTAGTGCCTCTTTTTATAATCTTCTACTGCGGCCTTGATAGCATCCTCCGCTAGTATTGAACAATGAATCTTAACTGGGGGCAATGCTAGTTCTTCGGCAATTTGGGAGTTTTTAAGTTGTGCGGCTTCGTCAAGGGTTTTTCCTTTGACCCATTCCGTAACAAGGCTGCTTGACGCAATCGCCGAGCCGCAGCCATACGTTTTAAATTTAGCGTCTGTAATAATACCTGTAACATTATCAACCTTTATTTGTAATTTCATTACGTCCCCGCAGGCTGGAGCCCCTACCATTCCAGTACCTACATCGTCATCGTCTTTTGCGAAACTCCCGACGTTTCTTGGGTTTTCATAGTGGTCAATTACTGCCGCTGAATAGCTCATACAATTTTTCCTTTGTTATAGAACATCTTATTCCCTTTTTAACATTATCGGCAACCAAAATAAATTCTAAATTATAGATGCTTCCTACGATATGCGGGGGTATATTATTTTTAAACCCCATTGATATACTGTATTTATGATCCAAATGATATCCTGTTTTACTTCTTTTTTCATAATTATCTAGATGTGATAAATCATTCTTATTAGTCCAATAATATACTTTTCTACGATATTTCTTAAACTCATTATATTCAGGATCATCGGATTTCCAAAAAATTCCTCGACTTATTTTAGTTTGTATAACTTTATTAATATGTTCCGGAGTTCTTTTTATTCCAATAAGTGATTTGGATCTTTTTTGATTTGATTCCGGTGACTGAGTTTTTCCAGATGACCCTTTTCTATTCAAGTTGGCAATACTATTTAGATTGGTTTGTTTAATGCCAAACATAGGATTCAGTTCCCCTTGTTTAGATAAACTATTTTTTTCTTTCCAAGAATTAGATCGATTATTTGCCGCCCATCTCCTAGAACATAGTGCGCCGCAAAATCTTCTTTTTATATTTTTTTGATGTAAATTAGGTAATGTAAATTTTATACTGCAATACTCACAAATTTTTTCTAACATAACAGGACTTTCATAGTGTTCTACTATTTAGTCCTATATATTATTTAGTATGGTTTAGGTTCATCTATTACTATCCAACCTAATTTTAATAAATCTTCTCGTATCTCATCAGTTACAACACTTTCAGGGACAAATGCCTTTCCTACTAGGTATGCTTGTTGTTGTTCTTTAGTAAGTGCTTGAAATTCAGCATCATCTAATCCTTTAGCATCTCTAATACCGCTACAGTACCAATCAATATAGTCACCTTCTTCACGCATGTCAGCAACGATGCCGCCAGCACTTCTCCAACTAGCACTCCAACGCTTTTCTGTTAGTATAGGCCAAACATCATTCTTGGTGAATTCATTGTTACACATAGCGGCATACAAGTGTTGTGCATATACATCATCTTTTACTTTATCAAGCATCCATTGAGTAGAACGTAGGTCATACTCCATGTTATCTAATTTCCATACGTCAGATTCTTCAAGTTCTAATCTTTGTTGTTGCCAAGTCTTGAACATTTCAATATATTCAGGATTAGGCAACTTGCCTTGTTCTTCGCAACGTTTAACATAACCTTCTTTTTGAAAGGTGTTCCGATCGGGACTTTTACTTATCATCTTCTACCTCTATCCAAGTGTGATCACCTAACCATTTAACTCTTGCTAAGTATTCATATTCTGCAGGAGCACTACTAGACCAATCATTAGGTCCATGAATGCTTAATCTAGTAAATTGTTTTCTATGGTCGTATAACAACCAATAGATATTACCATTTGCTAATTGAAAATCATATTTAGCGGCATGAACCATATCAGTCAAATCTAGTCTGTGTTTGATTTGTTCTGCTTGTTTTTGCAATACAGTCACAATTTCCATGATTCTATCATATTCTTGCTTGGCGTGCAACCTTGCAACGTTAAGCATAATGTCTTTATGCTTCTCTACAGGAACTAAATCAAATTTGGGTCCTGAACTTTCTGTTGCATATGGCGTTACATTACGATTAAAGAAATGTATTAATGATCCACTACTAGTAGAATCATAGCTACTTACACCATTCGCTGAGTTTAATTTATCGGTCATTTGTTTTTTTAGATTTACTGTAGAACACATGACCACCTATAGTAGCAACTTTCTTATAGGGCCATAACGGATCTATTGCGATAGAGTGAAAAAATAATGTTGATTTTGGTACAACATCTTTGTGCATACCTAAATACATAACTTCATACGCAACTTGTTCTGCCACTTTATATCTATAACTGTTCTTGTTAGGTTCACCTTTACCTTCGCATACCCAACTAAACTGACAAACAATTTTATCTTCTACTGTAATCTTTTGATACACAACATTGCATGGATTTTTTGCAAAGCCATGATTCACTCTATTCATTACAACTACGGCAACGGCGGCTTGACCCTTAATTGATTCACTGCCTGCTTCATAGAATATATTTTTAGCCATGCAAGCTAGTTGTTTTGCATCAACTTTTACTATAGGATTAGCACTATTAAAAGTTACGTTGGGTATAGCGGTACCCAATGGGCTCACTATAAGTATGCTTGCCCATAATAGTACTCCGATTAATAATAATTTAATATTTTTTGAAAAGGTTAACATATAGTTCTTTCTCCTATATTGTAACACATGAATGAAATACATTCAAGTGTTTTGGATGTTATATCCAGCAATCACAGTTGCAGTTGATAACTTGTTCGATTGCGTCTGGTACAGAATACTGTGCAGGAAACAATACATCGGATGTAAAGAGTGTGTTTAATTGTGGTGGTATCAAGTTTTGATACGGTGATTTTGCTAGACTGCCTGGAATTCTTGGTCCACCTGTATCCACTGGTCTTGCGGGTCTTCCTGTACCAGCAGGCACAAGTTTGGTTCCTGTACCCGGACCTAAATTTACATTTGGATTTGCAGGATCTGGATTTGAATTAGGGGCACTTGGATTTGGATTTGTGATAGTAACAGGTACTAAACCTCCTATAGGGTTACCGCCGGGGACTACAACAGCATTAGGAACTATCCCGCCCCCTCCAGGAGGAAAAGTAGGATCAATATTTGGAATAGTATTAATACTAACAGGTGTAGTGTATACGTTGTACGTCTGTGTTATAGGATCATAATATCCTAACGGGTCTATACTAGTTGGGTAAGCAGGTACTGCATTACCTACTAAAGTTGTAACTGCAATATTGTTTGCAACACCAATAACAGTACCATTAGGACCAGGACCAAATCCAAAAATGTTACCATTTGGGCCATAGACATTACTAGTGAGAGTAGTATTAGTTATCCATTCTTTTTGTTCTACTATAAAATCAGGTATATTATCATCCAACGACACCCCGATATAATTTAATCTATCTTGATTTCTAGCTTTACGCATTGCGGCAATTATACTTTGTCCTGCACCGAACGTTAAGTCAGAAATTGCTTCAAGTGTTTGTGCTGCCATATGCGGTTGTGTTTGTTTACCATATAATGGTAATGAATCAACAAATGAATAGATAGCGATTGGATATTTATTTATATAAGCATCTCTTGGCTCTAGTGGATCTATTACATTGGGTAATGGTGATAGTCCAGTGTTTCTAACAAGTTGTTCATTTTGTAATTGAGTACCAAATTTATTATATAAATCATTTAAGTCTACAGATGCCCCAGGTCTTACTGTGCGAATCAATGCAATTTCTGTATTGGCGGCATCTATATAACCTTGCACAACACTGTTAGGATAACTCGACCCGCCAGGTGGATATGCTACGGTTGCTGTTGGTATGCTAGTTCCATCAGTTCCGGCAGATGATAATGCAACTGATATAACTTTTCCAAAGGTTGCCATGTTGTTGTCGTCAGTACCAATAGTTGTTGTGCCTGAGCCACCATTACTAATAGTGATTGTAGGTGCTGATGCACCTTCACGACCATACCCACCGCCTTGATTACCTAATGTTAAACCTGTCACATGATAATAGGTAGTTCCAAATCCATCATCATAACTAGTATATTGAACTGTTACTGTAGCTCGATTCCATGATACTGCCAAATATAATTGTTTGTATATGGAAGTTAAATTATTAGTTTGCAAATCTGTTAATAACGTTTGTAATTGTTGCCATGCATAAGGTAATCCTGACATGCAACCAAAGAAGTCTGAATATGTAAACGTTTTATATGGTCCTGTACCTAACGCTATTAATTCATATGCTATCTGTGCTTCTTCAACATCAGTTGGAATATTTGTACCATTAACTAAATCAAGACCTTGTATTGTTTCCATACTTGCAACAACTTGTGCAAATTTTTCTACAGGTATTTGAGTAATGTTTTTTATTTGTTGCATTGATGCACCAAATGCCCCGGCAGTTACAGCAATCTCATGCGGCAATATATCTTCTAAATAAGAACCAAATCCTTCAACTAATACTTGAGGCGTGATTACTATAGTATCTGATGCTGCCTGTGCAGATTGTATTACTGATGCAGGTATTGTAGCCGGTAACCCAACAATCTGTTGGTCAAAATATCCAGATGGTGTAGCAGGTTGGGTAATAGCAGTTGGACCATTTATACCTACGTTAACTACACTACCACCGCCACCGATATCAACTGTACTAATTACATTACCTACATCAACTGCACCACCACCGCCATCACCACCGCCATCACCACCGCCATCATCATTACTGTACAATTGTAGGAATTCACCATCCCTAACAGTATATCTATAATTTTCATATCGTATCAGGGCCATTATTCACTACCTCCACCGCCATCACCACCACCGCCATCACCACCACCGCCACCGCCATCACCACCACCGCCATCGCCGCCATCACCACCATCACCACCATCACCTCCGTCTCCCCCGTCACCTGAATCTCCAGCATCGCCGGCATCACCGTCAGCATTACCGTCAGCACTACTATCAGCACTATTTTCGCCAGCAGTGTTGTCTCCGCTGTTACCAGTACTGGTATCAATACTAGTAATAATAGTACTGGTATCAGTAATACCGGGGATAATGGAACCAGCGGTGCCACCGTCAAATGTTCCAGTAAACACTGTGTATAGCGGAGGATCTAATACCGGTATTCCTGGAGCTATAACTGCTCCGACTGTTGCGGCAACAGCAGGAGAAAGTATACCGCTATTAACGCCACCTGACACGCTAAAGATAGGATAGTATGTTTTACTATTAGTAGGTAAACCTGGCTCTGCGTTATATATAGGCACAGTTAATGTTAGATAACTGTTAGGGAACAACTTCCTAATATCTAACAAGTCTGCTAATGTTTGAAGACCTTGAGTTTTACAATTTAATGAAACTAGTATGCTTTCTAAATCAACACCTGAAATAATTGTAAAGGCAGCATATATTTTTTGTTGTTGTGATGTAGTAACATTTACGTTAGCACATGCTTGTGTAACTTCTGTATTTGTTAATCCACTTGCTAGTAATGCTAATATAACTGAGTCTGTTAATGCATTATACGTTTTTAATGTTTCTAATACGTTAGATGGGTAGCCAAACGTTCTCATTTTACTAAAATTAAGAACTTTACCTAACGCAATTAAATCTTGACCAAATACTCTAGTTGATAAACTGACACCGGTAATATCCCCAGTAATCAAATCATTCATGTTACTGTACGTGCCATCCAAGAACGTGAATGAGTTTTGCATTGCCATCAATGCTTGATTAGAGTAATCAATGAACGAACTTGCTTCAGTCCATGAACCCAAGAAATCAGTATAAAACTTTGTTAGCTTAAGAGTGTTATTATAATTAAATTCATTATATGCTTGTAACGCATATAATCTTATGAAACCATAGCTAGGAACTTCTCCGTTAGCCACATTGGGATAAAGATAATAATCAGCCCAATTTGGATATTTTGGACCAAACTTATAATTTAATAAGATTACTGTTCCTGTTCCTGTACCAACATCTACTACATTATTAATAACATCACCTACCGCATATGTGACTCCACTAGTACCTGCAATAGTATTCCAATCCGAATTAGTTGTTGTACCTAAGGATGCAATTTGATAGTCATTACCTGTCTCAATATCTTCAACACTTATGCTGTCATATTTATATGTAGGTGGTTTAGTATTACCTAATGCAGGGATAGTAGTACTACCTATATTAATTAAATTATTATAAGTAGTAGGAGAAAGATTAGTAGCACTATATTGTACCCACCCTGATCTAAGTGCGGCAGTTAATTTACTTGTTGATGTTATTGACCCGTCAGTGTAATTACTTAAACTAGTACTAGAACCCATGTAGCTGGCGGTAGGTTTATTAATCCAAAATCCTTTACCGGGACTTTGAAGTAAGCCGCTTAATACGTTAACGCCTAATGGGCTTTGCTTACCTGTATTGCTCATGGGACAAACACATCTCCGCTTCCCTGGACAATACTATGACCGCATGAATTGCTTGATCCTATTCTTAATACTGGATCACCTTCAGCAAATACTGTAGGGCTAGCAGACGTAGTAGTTGCGGCTTTATGCGGGGGATGAGACTTTCTAGACCAAGGAGCATGTGGAGATATTGTACTAACATGCAAGCCTACAGGAATACCATTACAAAATACAGTGCCAGCTCCTCGCAATATTGCACCGCCCTCTGAATTAGTATCCCCTTTTCTGCTCAACCCTGCCATATTTTATCCTAAAATTAACTTCTTTTCTGGTACTTGAATACCAGTAGTTGCTTCAATATACTTGACTTTAATAGAGTCATCAGTCTGTGCAACCATTGCAATACTATTAGTATTTAGTTTAAAATCTTCCTTCGGATTTGCAGTAAAAACGCTAGGAATCATTTGTAGACCTTGTTGACCAGGAGCAATAGATACTGGCTCTGCTATAGTGATAAATTCACCCTCTGTATGTGTTACTTTAGCGATTAATTCTTCGCCTGAGTTTAGTTTGAATGTGAATACTTCATTTACTTTTAGTGTTGTTAGCATTAGATACTTTCTGTTAATTTTTGTTTAAGTTCGGTGAAACCACCAATCAGTACACCATCTAAAATGATTTGTGGTACTGTACGTGCTGTTGGGATTGCTTCTAGCAATTCTTCTTTTGTATATCCGTCTCCAATTTTTCTTTCTTCAAATTGAATACCTTTTTGTGTCATCAATGCCTTTGCTTGGTCGCAATAAGGGCAATGATACTTAGACCATATAATTGCTGTCATATTATTTCCTTTTAAATAGTTGGTAGTTCATCATAATTAATACTATCAGTCATAACACCAATAACATAATTAGTTGATTCGTTTTCTTGTAACGCTGTTTGCTTCTTACTTGTATCGCTATGTTTATTAAACCAAGGGATAGGAGTTGTCTTTGGTGCTGGACTAGTATATCTAATACCAATTTCTTTCAATGCTATATTTGCTGTATAGTCTACAAAGTCTTTTAATACAGTTGCGTTCAAACCAATAACAGGGCCCATCTTAAATAGATAGTCAGCCCAATCTTTTTCTTCACGGATAACGTCCATATAAAGTTGATATACTTCAACTTCGCATTCTGATTTAACTTGTGCGAAACGACTATCTTCTTTTACAACTTGATTAATGAGGTAAGCAGTCCAGCCTTTATGGAGAAGTTCATCTTGGAGAATTAAACTGATAATGTTACCATTGCCAATAAAGATTTTGTTTTCAACCATTGCTAAACTTGTAGCGAATGATACCATAAAGCGGAATGCTTCTAATGCGTAACTAGCATGTAATGCCATGTAAATTGCTTTGATGTGTTCTTTCTCATTTATTTCTTCACCTAATTCTTTGCGACAATTTACTTTATGTAGTTCGTCATAGTATCTTCCAACACTACTTGCCATATCTACAATTTCTTTTGTATCATGTATAGTATTGAATACATCTTTAGGTACAT